TCTATAAAAACTTCCATTCCACATTACGTCGGCAACATATTCCTCACCGACTTGTTGTGGTTGTTCTGGTTCAGAATTAATATAAAGATTTCCTGTGAAATCACCAGCAATATTAACAGATTCTGAGATAAATTGCTTGAAAGATTTCATATCATTCCTCTTCTTGATCTCCTTGACCGAACATACTCATTGCTACAGATGGGCGAAATTCGTCAATTTTTTCTGCTGATTTTGCAAAAAGCAATTCTTTAATTTTGTCGCTGATTTGAGAAGGTGATTCATCAGCGGCAATCATATCAAGAAGATCATCCATTTTTAATACCTAAGTAATTTTCTTTATTTATATCTCACCACCCTTCGGCATTTCTGCAATTCTTCCGTCAACCTGAGTTGCTGCACCTTGAGAATCTATATTGGGTTCCATTACTGGTTGTCCGAGATCCATTTGTGCTGTTTGATCCAAAGGCATACCAGTCATAGGATCTACCGGTGCATTTGGATCGGGAATAATCCCATCTTCTATTTCTTTTTTCATAATCTTATCTTGTTCCAAAATTTCTTCATCAGTTTGGCGAAGAATTTTTCTTCTCAAATAATCTTGGGAGAAATATTTTCCTACATAAGGTTCTGCAATTTGAACCATATTCAATCTTTCATTGAGAAGTTCTGCGTCCTTAAGTTCAGCAAAATGATTATCATATAGGAAATCATATTGTATATGCTGCTGCATAATATCCCAGTCTTCTGGGGTTATGATATTTTTAAGAATCAATTGTGTTCTTAACATGTCATGGAACATGTATGAAAATCTCTTTCTTAAACGAGCAACAAATTTGCTGAATTTAACTTCATCTCTTAAGATTTCTGATGATCTACCCAAATTAAAACCACCTTCTCCATCCATTCTCGATGGTGGAACATTCAGTGAACGATATAGTTTTTTCTTAAAGTACTCAATATCTGTAATTTCTCCAAGGTTTTGTCCTCCTGGGAGTGTTGAGATTTCAGTTCCTCTTCCACCTTCTCTTCTTGGAAGCCAAAAATCTTCAAGCATACTCATGAATTTTTTGTCATCACGAATTTCTCCAGTATTTGCATCGTAAACAAGTTTATTACGATAACGCATCATAACATCACGAAGATATTGTTCTGCTTTTACCTTTGGAAGATTTCCTACATCGATATAGAAAATTCTACGTTCTGGGGCACGGGAAAGTCTGTAAATAACCAGAGAATCTTCAATCATTCTCAATTGGTTAAGAGACTTGATTGCTTTATGAAGGTATGAGAGAGTTGATCCCTTATTTCTATCTACAAGACCCGAAGAGCAATAAGATATTGAATCCTTAGTCATTTTTATTCCAGCAGTACCACCGAGAGATGATGGATTACTTGCCGGATAAGTCATTTTTGGATTGTAAATAAAATATTCCTCAATTTCTGGAAATTCAAAATCCATAGGATTGTCAGTATTGATATTTGACAACCTATACTTATCTTTTTGATCTTTCTTCTGCTGCCTTACATACCTCATTTTCATGGGGTCTATGTAACGCAACTCCTGAATACCCTCATGTGGATTTTTAAAATCAATTATTTTGTGATAATAAATTCTCCCATCAATATACCAATTTCTATAAATTTCATGAGATTTTTTATCAAAGTCTAAAAGAGAAAGAATGTGCTTAAATTCTTGTCTGATTTTCTTTTTAATGCCATCACTGGCATTTAAATTTGATAATTCAATTTCAATTGGAGAGTCGTTGGAATCTGATACAATTGCTTCATTTACAATATCTTCAATGGCACTATCACACTCTGGATGAAGTGCCATTTCGCGGTATCTTTTGATGAGGTCAAACTCAGTTCTATATACCCCTTCAATATCAACATACGAACCAAAAAAACCACTACTCAAGTAATGGTCTGTCCCGTCCTCATTATTAGGTGGGACGGGAGAAACTGTACTTGGTGATAGTGGTTCAGTATCCTCTATTGAAAATCCAAATAATCTTGCCATTATAAATTTTATTGCTGGATTGTTTTATTATTTATTATGATATTACAGCACCAGTTTGATCATTTTCTCCCTGAGAACCTTTTCCAGCAGTCCAGTATTGAACTTGGAATTCTACAGTATATTCCTCAATAGTGTCAGAACTATCATAAGACAAATCAATCTGAGAAATATTAGTTGGGAAAATATAATGAAACTGATAACTTCTCAATGATTTACTTTCAGCTCCACTTGCTGCGGTTGAACTTTGGGTTGAATTTGGACCATTAACACCTCTGCCTAGTTGATAGACATAAGCATCTGCCATATATGAAGATGGATTTGTTGCACCAGTGTTATTATCTAATCTGCTAATAGCATTCATCCATCTTTCAAATGCCGTTCTTAATTTAAAATCTTCATCATTAATAATAGTTACAGTCCATGGATCGAACGTGCGATCACCAGCAACCTTAAGAATTCTTCCTCTAAAAGGAACATCAATTGGGGAAACATTTGATGCTGGCAATGCAGCTGCTTTACACAGAAACTTGAAAGTGTCTGATTCCTGGTTAACTCCAGTTCCCCATACTCCACTCAAATCTGCTGATTCTGGAAATGCTGGAATTTCAACTTCAAATAGATTTGGTCTTGCTCCACCACCAGCAAGTCTTTCTTTAAAATTAGTAATTGTTCTGAGTGTTGACATTTTTAAATCTCCTTATGTTACTGATTAATAATTAAATCAAACTCTACCAGCTACTTCTTGGAAAGAAACTCCAGTTCTAGTAGCAACAAAAGTGAGAGTAACATAATTAATTGATCTTGTAGGCTTCAAGAAAATGTCTGCTCTAAATTCATTATTATCGATAATATCAGGTGTGTTGTTAGTTTGATCGCAAATTACGAGGAAATCATAAACACCACCTTTTGACTGCACATCTCTGAGATATGGTTCAACAATGTTGACAAAATTAGCTCTAGTTGATTGGTTATTTAATTCAAACAACTGAGATTCTGCAGCTTTCTTCAGAGATTGTTCGACGGTTAAGAATAACCTTCTGACATTAATTCTATCAAAAGCAGAAGCATAAGCAAGAGCTGTTTTGTCACCGAATAGGAGTATTCCAGAACCAGGTTGATTAATTATTGAATTAATTCTTGATTTATAAAGAAGGTCTCTTTGCTCTTTATTTGGATTATAAGATAGTTTGATTGCATTATTAAGAATTCCTCTTTGTTGTCCTGCTGGACTAAACCAAGGGTATCCAGTTACATTTGTTCTCGCCATCAATCCAGCGACATCCCCATTGCAAGGAATATATCTGAATAAGTCATTAAATCTATCATAAGTGTACTTATATCCCGAATCAAAGATGGCATATGATGAAGAGGAAATTGGCGAGAAGAAATCAATTACATTATTAGTTTGAGTAGTTGTATTTGTGATATTTACAACAGACGATCTATATGGTGAAATTGTTGCAACACAATCTTTACGATCCTCGGCAATTGAAATTAGTTTATTTGCTTTTGCTTGAGAATCTTCCTTGGTGTCTAATCCAGGTCCATAAATCAAATAATCAACTTCAACTTCATCTGCATTTGCAAATAAATCATATGCAGTGCTTAATGCCCCAAGAGTTGCTTTTGCACCATTACCAGAATAATCGGCACCATCAGATAATGTAAATGTTTCCTTTCCTATGCAGTTAAAAGTAGTTCCTTGTGCCTCTTTATTCCATCCACCATTTGATGCACTAACTGGTGTAAAGGAATTTGCTGCAACTCCAGAATACGTAGTAAATCCGGTTGCGACTGGAACAACATCATTTAATGTGTCAGTTGATGTGTAGTAGTTTGATCCAGAATAAACATAGTTTGAATAATTAGCAAGATAATTTCTATAATAAGTTTTCAGTGGTGAGTTAACTGCAGAAACTGAATCTATTGCTTTAGAAACATTTAGGGTTTTCTCTAAGATGTTTCCTTGAATTCCAGTCAGAGAACCATTGTCATCAACAACAACTATGTGTAAAGCATCATTCTTAGAATTTCTTTCTAGAGCATACTGAGTTGTTACTGGTTTTGGTGCTATGGATTTCCAATATATGTCGTTCGTTAATCCAAGAGTTTGTTGCTCATACCAGTCTGTTACTGATACGGAAGTATAAGATCCTGTCCCAGTAGAAACGCCGGCGTTATTGATGAATGTTAGAGTTTTAGATGTAACAAATGAACTATATTCAGTGCCTTGGGAATAATCAATTTGCGTTTCGGTTCCTGCTGAAGAAACTCTTGAAACAACTTTTACATCAATTGTAGAAGCACCAGTTGCACTTGTAGTAACACCAGTGATAATACCTTTTAGATGACCTGTGAAAACTGATGTTGACCCAGAACCTGCAAT